TTCCTAAAATTGAAGAAAAACTTGAGGGAAAAAAGAAAAACCGAAAGGCGTGAGTATAAATAATTATGAAAACTAAATATAAGTTGATAGTGAAAGATGCAGGAAGTTATGCAGAAGATTCACTACTGAAACTGTATTTTACAGTTTTAAGACATCGCTTTCATCACCTATGTAATGGTGATGGATGGCGAGACTGAGGCTGACCATAGTGGTAGTCTCACAACCAATCTCAAGTCCTGTGCTATGGATTGAGATTTCTTCAACACCAACCTTGCTTTATAAGGAGGAATTATGGTATCATTAGCACCACATTCACAATTTACTGCAAACGATTTAGAAAAATTCATGGGATTGTCCATTGGATTTGATTCTATGTTTAATCGTCTTGCAAATTTTCCACAACAACCGGAAGGTGGGGCATATCCCCCCTACAATATCCGAAAAAAAGATGACTTCAATTTTGTCATCGAAATTGCCCTTGCTGGGTTTTCGGAAAAAGATGTTGAAGTGGAACTTACGGAAAATGTTCTTCATATTCGCTCATTGGGTGAAAAAGGAAAACAAAATCTGGATACACCAGATTACGTCCATAGAGGAATTGCGAATCGCTCTTTCTCTCGTAAGTTTACTCTGGCCGATGACATTGTTGTTAGAGGTGCAGAGTTTCAGAATGGTCTTCTTAACATCACTTTGGAAAGAGTAATTCCAGATGAAAAGAAACCACGTATAATTTCGATCACCAATCCAAATGTGATTGAACATAAAAAGAAGTAAGTACACCTCTTCCCCCCACTAATATATACTTTGGTGGGGGGTTTTTTATTTTTTAATTGTTTGCAGGAGAAAAATCATGTTACCATTGGCTGGACTATTATTTAATGTTATATCGGGTCTCGTTATTGACAAGGCGCAGAATTTGGCAAAAGAACATGTTGAAAAAATGATCAACGATGTTCTTCCAGATGAAGCCAAGGATGAGTTAGAAAATATAATTGCAGGTGACATAGAACACCCATTTGAAAGCATAAAGGACGCTTTATCAGGTGCCGCAGAGGGGAAATTACCCATACCTTTCAAGGATGGAAAATTTCTTCCTATTGAAGTCGGGTTTAAGGTGAGGTTCGATCCCAACACGAAAGAAGTTAAAATTATACAAGGATAATTATGTATTTGACGAAAAATTTTTCATATTTAGAAATGATAAAAAGTTCAACCGCTCAACGTCTCAATGTTTCAAATGAACCAACAGTTGAACATGTGATCGGTTTGGTCAACCTTTGTAATCATATTTTACAACCAGTGAGAGAAGAATTTGGCCCGATTCGTATCAATAGTGGTTATCGTTCCCCTACATTGAACGCTAAAGTGGGTGGGTCGAAATCTAGTCAACATTGTAACGGTGAGGCGGCCGACTTCGAGTCTTCTAAAATCTCCAATCCAAAACTTGCAGCGTGGATTGCTGCAAATTTAGATTTCGACCAACTCATTCTGGAATTTTATGATGGCAAAGATCCCCACAGTGGCTGGATACATTGTTCTTATAAAAAGGATGGTAGTAATCGTGGAAAAACAATGACCGCTTTGAGAATTGGGGGAAAGACACAATATAAAAATGGTCTACTTTCGTGAGAATTGAGTTGACAAACACATTGTAGTGTGATATAATAAGATATACAAATTAAATGTTGATTGAGTTGAATTTTATGATTTTGATATAAAAAAATATATGAGTTTTTATACAAATGTGCATCGACTAGGGAATAACATTTTATTCCGTGGTATTTCCGACGATGGTGAAAGATTTAGAGATCGTGTAGAGTATAAACCCACACTCTATGTTCCTACCAAAGAAAAAACTAAATTTCGGACTCTTGAAGATAAACCAGTTGGAGAAATCCGACCAGGCAACATGAAAGAGTGTGGAGACTTTATTCGCAAGTATAGGGGGATCGACAACTTCGACATTTACGGTAACGATAAGTTTGAGTTTTCTTTTATTGCAGAATACTTTCCAGAAGAACATATTGATTATGATTTTTCACTAATTCGTATTGCATATCTTGATATAGAAACTGGATCAGAACATGGATTCCCAAATATCGAAACTGCAAACGAAGAAGTAACTGCTATCACAATTAAAGTGGATGAGAAGTGTTATGTTTTCGGTAGAGGAGAATTCGTTCATGATAGAGAAAATGTTTTCTATTTTCGTTTTGATAGTGAGGAGGCCCTTCTACGGAAGTTCTTCGAAATATGGGATAGAGAGTCGCCAGATATCGTTACAGGGTGGAACATAGAAACATTCGATATTCCGTATCTTGTCAATCGTGCAAAAAGATTGTTTAAGGACAAGAACAATCCTTACCGTTTACTTTCGCCTTGGAAAAAGGTTAGAGAATGTATGATCTTTGGGATGGGTGGTCGGGAACTTCAGTCCTACCAAATAGCGGGAGTAGAAACTCTTGATTATTTATCGATGTATCGTAAATTTACTTATACTAATCAAGAGTCATATCGACTCGATCACATTGCATTTGTGGAATTGGGAGAACGTAAACTTGATTATTCTGAACAGGGTTCTCTCCATCTTCTTTATAAAAACGATTATCAGAAGTTCCTCACATACAATATTAAAGATGTGGAACTGGTCGAAGAGTTAGAGAGCAAATTGAAATTGCTTGAAATGTTAGTTGCACTTGCATATCTCTGCAAGGTGAATTATGGTAACACATTCGGCCAAGTTCGGATGTGGGATACATTAATTTTCAACAATCTTCTCAGGAAAAACATTGTTATTCCACCAAAGAAACATTCGAGCAAATCCACACAGTTTGAAGGTGCGTATGTGAAAGAACCTATTCTCGGAGCCCACGAATGGGTAGTGAATTTCGATTTGAACTCTCTATATCCTCATTTGATAATGGAATATACGATTTCCCCCGAAAACCTAATCGGCGATAGTGAAATCTATAATAGAATGAGAGAACTGGAAAGTGCCTTGTAATATGTTATATCCCCACTTCGTTGTTTTTATAAATAACTATATGAGGATACAACTATTAAAAGGGGTAATATGTCAGCAAACAAATACATACCAAATCCATTCAACAATACAAAATATGTACACATATCAAAAGAGAAATTATTGGAATTATATGTCAATCAGAATATGAGAAGATACGAAATAGCAGATATGTTTGGTGTCGCAGATGTGACAATAAAAAAGAAATTACAAAATTTTGGAATAAAAAAATCATTCGAAGCGGAATGTAAAAACAAAGAAAGAAAGGTGACCAAGCAATGTTTAGAATGTGGCGGTGATTTTATAGTTGTTCCATTTAGGTCTCATGGTAAATGGGAAATAAAATATTGTTGTCATAGTTGTTCAGCAAAAGCCCGAGATTTAGGTAAAAAACATCGAACAAAAATGAGAACAATGAGATCCGCTAAAAGAAGAGCTTGGATGAAAGATGCACAATGTGAATTGACAACAGAAGAGGAAAATGTGATAGAGCAATTGTATCTCAAATGTCCAGATGGATATGAGATAGACCATATTATACCAATATCAAAGGGTGGTTTACATCATCCAGACAATTTACAATATTTGACAATGGTGGAAAATCGTTCTAAACGAGATAAGATTATATGAACAAGTTTAGAAATATAAAAGATCTGTCAAGGGAAGACATAAAACAAGAACTAGCAGATTGGGTTTATCTTCTTGAGAAGAAACAAACTTTGTCTGCTGTTCAGTTAGTCAATAAAGAGATTGACCTTTCTTCACTGAAACGACTGAATTGCACGATGTCCCCAAATGGAGCAATATTTAGTTGTGATAAACAAGGTTTTCTTCCAGAGATGATGCAAGACATTTATAATGATCGGGTAAAGTATAAGAAAAAGATGATTGCGACCAAGAAAAAGTTGCAGAAGGAAAAGGATGGAGACAAGAGAGTAGAATTGTATAAACTGATTTCTAAGTATCATAATATGCAGAACAATCTAAAGACTACGCTCAACTCCGCTTTTGGTGCAATGGGGAACGAACACTTTAGATATTTTGACCAACGAATTGCCGAAGCCGTTACAACATCTGGACAACTTTCAATTAAATGGATTGAAAAAGAAATCAATCGATATTTGAACGAAGTACTTAAACCAGAAAAAGAAAAAGATTATGTCGTGGCAGTTGATACAGATTCAGTTTATATTTGCATGGATGATTTGGTAAAAAAAGTCTATGGAGATACGATTGATGATAAAAATAAAGTAGTTGATTTTTTAGATAAGGTTTGTTCTGAACAAATGGAAAAAATCATAGATGCTTCTTATCAGAAACTTGCTGATTATGTAAATGCATACGATCAAAAGATGGTCATGAAACGTGAAAACATTGCAGACAAGGCCCTATGGACTGCAAAAAAACGTTATATCATGAATGTATATGATGCAGAGGGTGTTCGATATGAAACCCCACAACTCAAGGTTATGGGAATCGAATCAGTTCGATCCTCTACTCCTGCGGCGTGCAAAGAAAAAATGAAAGGCATTTTTAATATCATCATGAATGGCACAGAAGAAGAGGTGATAAATTATATTGATGAGTTTAGGGAAGAGTTTCGGGCATTAAAAGCAGAGGATATATTTTTTCCTCGCTCGGTTCGTGGGATAACAAAATATCACGATGCATCTCAATTGTATATTAAAGGCACTCCTGTTCATGTGAAGGGGGCGTTACTTTACAACAAACTACTCAAAGACAAGAAACTGACAAATGATTATCCATTAATACAAGATGGTGAAAAAATAAAGTTTGCATATCTCAAAAAACCAAATACGGTTGGTGGAGAAGTTATTGCAATAATGAATAGGTTACCACCTGAGTTAGAGTTGGAACAATATATCGACTATGATAAAATGTTTCAAAAATCGTTCATCGATCCTATGTCGACAGTGTTGTCTGCTATAGGTTGGCAGACTGAATACATATCAACACTTGAAGATTTTTTCGGATGAATGTAACTGAACACAAAAATATAGAAAATGTTATACGATATTTTTTATTATTTCTTCCACCAAGAGGAAGAAGATCTATATTGGATATTGGTTCTGGTGTAAATTGTCCATATAAGGGTGTTCTGAAAGGGAGACTTGGTATTGGGGGAGAGTATCGAGCGTTAGATATTCGTGGTGCGCCTCCAAAAGTAGATCATGTAATGGATTTAACAAAAGGTTCTCATTTTGAAGATAATCATTGGGAATGGGGATGGTGTAGTGAAGTTATAGAACATATTGATCCAGATAAGAAAAAAATATTTGTAAATGAGGCAATAAGGATATGTGAAAATATTGTTTTTACGTTTCCAACTCCTAAACTCAAAGAAGTTTTTTATGACGATCCTGGCCACACAGAGGTTAAAATTAATTTTGAGGAAGAGTATTCTCATTCTTATCAAATTACAGACAAAACAACTAAAACTGGTCGAGCGATTATTATTATGAATAAATTATTTGATGGAAATGTTGTTGTTCGGCCTGCATATAATGATGGATCGGATTTAAATATACATTGGAGATGACCTTCCAACCGCCCCAGTTTTTAGATGGTTTATAATCAGAAACATCGACAGTTTCGCAGAATTCTATGAGTTCTTGTTCGTATGGGAAATAAGTAATAGTAGACATGATAACCTCCTTCTTAGGTCGTTGCGTTTTGTATTTATAAAATAAATGAAAGGAGAAAAATGACAGATGAAGAAAATGGACAAAGATCACAGAGCACAGAAAGTCCCGATACAGAATTGTTTCAGAAAGGATTTCATGTGTTTATGGGGGATGTAACAATGGAATCAATGAATCCAATAATTAATTGGATTATTGCAGCCAATTTTGCTAAAGAAAAACAACACAAAGAGTTGACTTTGGGGATCTGTTCGCCAGGAGGAGATTTGAATGCTTGTTTTGCGTTACTCGATGTAATGATGGGATCTAAAATTCCGATACGTACAATTGGAATGGGAATGATTGCATCGTGTGGTCTTTTGATGTTCATAACTGGCACAAAAGGGAAAAGAATTCTCACACCAAACACTTCGATTTTATCCCATCAATTTTCTTGGGGTAGTTGGGGAAAGGAACATGAGCTATTTGCCCGTGTTAAAGAATTTGATTTGACCACAACACGGTTGATGAACCATTATAAAAAATGCACTAACTTAAAGGAAAAAGAAATTCGGGAAAAACTTATGCCTGCACATGATGTATGGTTAGATGCAAAAGAGGCCAAGAAATTGAGTCTTTGTGATGAAGTGCAAGACATGAAAATGAAATGAAAGGAACTAAATTATGAGTAATTATTTTAAAGACCTTGCCAAGTCGGCAGGAAATGAATATGGAATGTTGGTTGATGATGGTATTTTTGGTGGAGATGTGTCGCAATATATTGATACTGGTTCTTATGTATTCAATGCGTTACTGTCAGGTTCTATTTATGGCGGACTTCCTGCAAACAAAATAACTGCAATTGCTGGAGAATCGGCCACTGGCAAAACATTTTTCGCTCTAGGGTTAGTCAAACATTTTCTTGACATGAATCCTACTGGTGGGTGTATTTACTTTGAATCCGAATCTGCCTTGACCAGTGAAATGCTCAAAGAACGGGGGATTGATACGACAAGAGTATTTCATATGCCTGTTGCAACAGTCGAGGAGTTTCGATATCAAGCAGTCAAGATTTTAGAAAAACATGGCGAGATAAACGAGTCGGAAAGACCACCATTGATGATGTGTCTAGACTCTTTGGGAATGTTGTCAACCACAAAAGAAATGACAGATATATCTAGTGATTCTGGTAAAAGGGACATGACAAAGGCACAGGTAATCAAAGGTGCATTTCGTGTACTCACACTGATGCTCGCAAAAGTGAATGTTCCATTTATAGTTACCAATCACGTATATGAAAAAATAGGTTCACTTTACCCGACTAAGGTTATGGGAGGGGGAACCGCCGTGCAATATGCCGCCTCTTCGATTGTATTCCTGTCAAAACGAAAAGAAAAAGAAGGAACTGAAGTGATTGGAAATGTCATTCATTGTAAGATGCAAAAATCACGATTGACAAAAGAGAACAAAATGGTTGATGTTCTATTAACATATCGTGATGGACTGCATAAGTATTACGGTCTTCTCGAAATGGCAGAGGCTGCAGGGATATTTAAGAAAGTAACTACACGATACGAACTTCCAGATGGTTCGAAATTATTTGGAAAACAAATCCTCAAAGATCCAGAGAAATATTTTACAGAGGATATACTGAATCAACTTGACAATTATGCAAAAATAGAGTATACTTATGGAAGAACAAATGGAGATGTCGCCGGAACAGATCAAGAAGTATTACAACAGAGTTCCTGACCCAGACGAAAAGGAACGTCTTTGTGTCAGAATAGAAAGAGGCCCGTTTGCTGGAATAGATGTTGCATATGGTCGATTTCAAATGGCAGACAAGGATAATGATGATGGTACTTCAAAGGTCAGATTTGAGTATGATATTGTGACCATACCTCCGGAGTTTAAAAATAAGGAATTTTCAGACGAAGAGGGAGATGAATTTGAATCTCTTTTAGGAAAAATTTATATTCATGTTCTTAACAAAGAGTTAGAAAAACAAAAAGAAGAAAGTGAAGATGGAAAGACTCGAAAATATCATTTTGCGAAGCCTACTTTATAATGAAGAGTACGCAAGAAAAACACTCCCATTCTTTAAGGATGAATATTTTACTCAATTTTCAGATAAAGTTGTTTTTCAGGAAATAAGAAACTATTTCAACAAATATTCCAATCCGCCAACAAAAGAGGCGGTTATCATAGAATTGGGTGAACGTAATGATCTTACAGATGAAAATTTTCAATCAACAACAGAACTATTAATAGAAGCAGAAATTGCTCACGAAAAGAACGAAAAAGAAGATTTGCCGTGGTTGTTGGAACGAAGTGAAAAGTTCTGTCAAAACAAGGCTCTCTATAACGCAATAACAGATTCGATTGGGATTTTTGACGAAACCAAAGAATCAGATTATAGTAAAGAAGCAATCCCCACTATCTTGTCTGATGCTCTTGCCGTTAGTTTCGATCGAAATATTGGACATGATTTTTTGGAAAACGCAGAAGAACGTTTCGAGTTTTATAGAAAAAAAGAAGAGAAGATGCCTTTTGATTTGGAGTACTTCAACAAAATCACAGGTGGAGGATTGCCGAGGAAATCTCTTAGCATCTGCCTAGCAGGCA